GCGGACTACCAAATATATTAGGATACTAATGAAGATCCACGAGTACAACCAGATGATGGCGTACCTCACGAGGCCCGCTACTAGAACCAAGTTAGCCGAAGGATCAAAACTACAAGACCTTGGAAACCTGGTGGATGTTAGAAATATTCCCTACTATGCGAACAAAGCAACTAAAGGTGTAGTCAACGCCGCTGAGAGTGTAGCTAAACTTCCATTTGCAGCCACTCAGTTAATTTCTGATGTAATTAAAAAACCATTATTTAAACCGGGATCAAAAGTACCTGGACTACCTGGAGTTGGTGCAAAATTTGTTGGAGGTAAAATGTTTACTGATGCACTAAAAAATATTACGCCTGGATCTTGGGCTGATACTGTTGGAATTTCAGAATTAATAACACGTCTAGAAGAAGAGGGAATGTCTCCAGCTGTGAAAACAGCAGGTTCAACAATTGGTTTAGGCACAGAAATGTTCCTACCCGTAGGAGGAGCGTTTGGCCTTGGAAATAAAATTATAAAAAATGCTAGCAGTAAGATAGGTCCATTTAAAAAAGATAAAACTTTAGAACAAGTTATAGATGAAACATTAACTGCTCGTGGAGAAGGAAGACGTGATTTTAACAAGGTAGTAGCAACAGGAGGATTATTGGTTGCATTAAAATCATTGGGACTTGGAGGTATTACTAAAGCTACTAAAATGGTTGATGATATTAAAGTTAAGTTAAGAGGAAATATAGATGCAGATTTTGATGGTGAGAGTTATGTAGATGGCTCAACGTTTGAAACTTATCTTGAACCATTAACTTTAAAAGGCAAAAAACTATTACAAGACTTGGTTAATAAAAAAGAATTAGCGGAAGATTTTGCTATAATGAATTCAGAAGATGCAGTGGGAATAATAGAAAAAATTAAACCTAATGCAAATATGCATTTAGATCTTTTAGTAAAAGGACCTGAAAAAGGAAAAAAATTAGCTAAAGGCATTGTTGAAAATAAAGAAATAATTGGAGGAGGAGACAATCCAGCTATCTTTAAAGAATATTCTAAAATTTATAAAAAAGGGGATAAAAAACCTTCTGCAACAGAATTAGATAATTTAGGTAATCCCGACCTTACAACAGATCCAGTATATGCTGATTCTGTTTATAGTGATGAATTTCACGAAGAAATTATGGATATGATATTACAATCTAAAAATAAAAAATGATTAAAGGTAAAAAGAGTGGTCCACCACCTAAATCAGGACCAACACCACAAGGGTTGAATATTAACTACAATACTGTTAAGACAATGAAACTGGAGAAAATAAATGGCAGAAATAGACAAGTCCTTACCCAATCAGGTAAGAAAAGAAGTTAACATTCCTAGTGAGGAAGAACTACAAGTAGAATTTGAACAAGACATAGGACCACAAGACGATAAAGGTCCTGTTGATGTTCAAGAAAACGAAGATGGTAGTGTTGACATAAATTTTGATCCATCAGCAGTTAATGTTGAAGGTGGAGAAAACCATTTCTCAAATCTTGCTGAATATTTACCAGACGATGTATTAGATCCATTAGGTGCAGAACTAACTGAAAATTACATGGATTATAAATCATCTAGATCCGACTGGGAAAAAACTTATACACAAGGTTTAGAACTTTTAGGTTTTAAATATGATGATAGAACAGAACCTTTTAAAGGAGCTTCAGGTGCAACACACCCAGTGTTAGCAGAAGCCGTTACACAATTTCAAGCACAAGCTTACAAAGAATTACTACCAGCAGATGGTCCAGTTAGAACTCAAATACTAGGGGTGTCAACTCCTGAAAAAGAAGCTCAATCACAAAGAGTTAAAAATTTTATGAACTATCAAATTATGGACGCTATGCAAGAATACGAACCAGAGTTTGATCAAATGTTATTTTATTTACCCCTTGCAGGATCTGCATTTAAAAAAGTTTACTATGATGAGATTATGCAAAGAGCCGTATCAAAATTTGTACCTGCCGATGATGTTGTGGTACCGTACACAGCAACTTCATTAGATGATTGTGAATCTATAATTCATAAAGTTCGTATGATAGAAAATGATTTAAGAAAACAACAAGTTGCTGGTTTCTATAGAGACATAGAGGTTAACCCATCTTACATGAGTGAAACAGAATCAGAAAAAATGCAAAGAGAATTAGATGGTTTAAAAAAAGGAAAAGATGAAAAAATGTACACCCTTTTAGAATGTCATGTTAGTTTAGACTTAGAAGGTTTTGAAGATTTAGGTGAAGATGAAACACCTACGGGAATTAAACTTCCTTACATTGTAACTTTAGAAGAAGGCACAAGAAAAATTTTATCAATCAGAAGAAATTATGAAGAACAAGACATAATGAAAAAGAAAATAAATTATTTTGTTCACTTTAAATTTTTACCAGGCCTAGGGTTTTATGGTTTTGGTTTAACCCATATGATTGGTGGACTCTCACGAACAGCAACAGCTGCTCTAAGACAATTACTAGACGCTGGTACCTTGTCTAATTTACCTGCAGGATTTAAAATGCGTGGTATTAAAATGAGAGACGAGGCGCAATCAATTCAACCAGGTGAGTTCCGAGATGTAGATGCTCCAGGAGGTAATTTAAAAGATGCCTTTATGACATTACCATTTAAAGAACCATCAGCTACTTTATTACAACTTATGGGTGTCGTGGTACAAGCAGGGCAACGATTTGCTTCGATTGCCGATATGCAAGTAGGAGACGGGAACCAACAGGCAGCGGTGGGCACGACAGTAGCTATGTTGGAGAGAGGATCTAGAGTTATGTCAGCAATACATAAACGATTGTATGCTGCTATGAAAAAAGAGTTTGGAATACTTGCAAGAGTATTTAAAACTTATTTACCTCCAGAATATCCTTACGACGTTGTAGGTGGACAAAATCAAATTAAACAATCTGATTTTGATGACCGAATTGATATTATACCCGTTGCAGACCCAAATATATTTTCTCAAACACAGAGAATATCTATTGCACAAACAGAAATGCAATTAGCAACATCTAATCCAGAACTTCACAACCAATATGCAATCTACAGAAACATGTATGAAGCTTTAGGAGTTAAAAATATTGATGCTATTTTAAAAAAACCAGAACAGCCCGCACCAATGGACCCGGCATTAGAACATATTGCAGCAATGGGTTCAAAACCATTTCAAGCATTTCCAGGGCAAGATCACAGAGCACACATGACAGCGCATTTAAATTTCTTAGCAACTAATTTAGCTAAAAATGCACCAATGATTAGTGCTGCCGTACAAAAAAATTGCATGGAACATATAAGTTTAATGGGACAAGAACAGATTGAGTTAGAATTTAGAGAAGAATTGCAAGAACTAGCAAAAATGCAACAAATGACTCAACAGAATCCACAAATTCAACAACAGATAGCACCTTTACAACAAAAAATTGAAGCAAGAAAAGCTATTTTAATTGCCGACATGACTGAAGACTATATGAAGGAAGAAAAACAAATCACTGGTGACTTTGGTAATGATCCTATCGCACAATTAAGAGCAAGAGAGTTAGATATTAGAGCTCAAGACAACGAACAAAGAAAAAAAGAAGCTGAAGACAGATTAAATCTTGAAAAAATGAAAACAATGATGAACCAAAGTTTGCAATCAGAAAAAATGGACCAAGCTGAAGAATTAGCAGAACTTAGAGCGGATACTTCTATTGAAAAACAAGAAATGGCTAATGAAGCTAGAGAAGAACTAGCTATAATTAAAAGTATGGGGAATTAATTACATGATTGATAAAAAAGAAAAAAAGACTTTAACAAAACATAAAATACACCATACGGCAAAACATATGGCGCAAATGAAAAAAGATATGAAAAAAGGTGTAACTTTTAACAAGTCACATATCAAAGCTATGAAAAAGGTGGGTGCATAATGTGGTTTAGTGCAATTAAATTAGCAGTTTCTGCGGGGTCAAAAATATACGCTAACAAACAGAAGACTAAAATGGCAATGTCAGATGCACAATTAATGCATGCGTCTCGTATGGCTTCCGGAGAAGAAGCTTACCAAGGTAAATTGTTAGAAGCCCGTCAATCAGATTGGAAGGACGAGGCAGTTTTAATAATTTTAAGTTTGCCAATAGCAATTTTAGCTTGGGCAGTCGTAAGTGACGATCCAACCGCTATGGACAAGGTAAAACTGTTCTTTGAGATGTTCTCGGAGCTTCCTAAATGGTTCACTAATTTATGGATCCTTGTAGTCGCGAGCATTTATGGTATAAAGGGTACACAAATATTTAAAGCAGGAAAAAAATAAGGAAGGAGAAAACATGATTAAAGATTCTAAAAAATCAGCATCTACGAAGGAACCTACTGTTACAACTCTTAAAAAAGAAACTGTAATAACAGCAACAGATCCTTCAACATCTCAAACTACAGAAGTTAGAGGAACTAAAAGAATGCTAGCATCTAAGTCTAAAAAAGCAACTTGGTACTAAATTAAAAGGAGAAAACATGCCGGGAAAAGAAATTAAAGGAAGAAGTAAAAGAGCAATGTACAGCAACGGTGAGTTAGTTGGTGGACAAAAAAAATTAGATAAAGACGGAGATGGACAAATTTCCGGTAAAGATTTTGCTATGATGAATAAAGGTGGCAGAGTTAAAAGATCTATGGGTGGCGGACTTTACGAAAACATTAAAAAGAAAAAAGATAGAATCGCAGCAGGTTCAGGTGAAAAAATGAGAAAAGTTGGAACTAAAGGCGCACCTACTGCTCAAAATTTTAAAGACGCAGCAAAGACAGCAAAAAAAACGTAATGTTAAAGTCTAGGGGCGTAAGTAGAATACTTCTTAAAAACGGTAGTTCTCCTGCGTGGACTAGAAGCGAAGGTAAATCTAAGTCTGGTGGATTGAATGAAAAAGGACGTAAGTCTTATGAAGCGGAAAATCCAGGATCAGATTTAAAAGCACCTCAACCGGAAGGTG